GGAGATGTGACAGGAATGGGCTACGATTTAGCCAATATTGTTATATTTATACTGCTTCAGCCTGGTTTGATTTTGCTGTTCTTTGTTTTATGGAGAATAGAGCGAAGCAAAAGAATGGGACTAAAACACTGAGTGCGTCAGTCTGGTGCCCCAAGCGCTGGACCTTGAGCGCGCCTGTAAGGCTTAAGATGACAGGCTGGCGCATTCTTTCATGGGGCACCCCCGTTAATGAATAAAACTTTACTTAAGCAAATACAAAGCCTGCCTAGTAGTCAGAAAAAAGAATTTATAGACTTAATTGAGGAATATGAAAAGTCTGAATCTAGGAAGAAGTGTAATGACAACTTCATGCCTTTCGTCACAGAGATGTGGGCAGCATTTATTCATGGAAAGCACCATGAGATCATGGCAGAGGCATTTGAGCGAGTTGCCAATGGTGAATTAAAGCGCTTAATCATCAACATGCCGCCCCGGCATACCAAATCAGAGTTCGCTTCTTACTTGCTACCTGCATGGTTTCTCGGCAAATACCCCGATAAGAAGATCATTCAGACAGCGCATACCGCAGAATTAGCAGTAGGCTTTGGCAGAAAGGTCAGAAACCTGGTTAATAGTAGGGACTTCAAAGAGATATTCCCTGATGTCAGTCTGCAAGCAGATAGTAAAGCAGCGGGACGATGGAACACCAACAAAGGCGGAGAATACTTCGCTATTGGTGTTGGTGGTGCGGTTACAGGTAAAGGTGCTGACCTATTGGTCATTGATGACCCGCATTCAGAGCAAGAAGGCGCTAGTGCAGACATAAATATCTTTAATAAGGCTTATGAGTGGTACACCTCAGGCCCACGACAGCGTTTACAGCCTAATGGGGCCATCGTAGTAGTGATGACAAGGTGGCATGACAAAGACCTAACGGGTCAAGTGGTAGATGCCAGCATAAAAAGAGGTGGTGCAGATCAGTGGGAAGTTATTGAATTACCCGCTATTTTGCCCTCTGGAAGCCCATTATGGTCACAATTCTGGAGTTTAGAGGAATTAAATGCACTTAGAGCAGAGTTACCCAATAGTAAGTGGATGGCTCAGTACCAGCAAGACCCCACCTCAGAAGAAGGTGCGTTGGTCAAGCGAGAATGGTGGAAAACATGGGAAGGGGTAAAACCACCTAAGTGTGAGTTCATTATTCAATCCTGGGACACAGCCTTCATGAAGAACCAAAGGGCTGACTATTCAGCTTGTACGACATGGGGTGTGTTTTATATTGAAAATAAAATCGAAGGTAGGTTTGCACCAAATTTAATTTTATTGGATGCATACAAAGAAAGATTAGAATTTCCAGAGCTTAAAGTAAGAGCGATGGAGAAGTACAAACAGTATCAGCCAGAAGCTTTTATTGTCGAAGCAAAGGCGGCAGGAATGCCATTAATTTTTGAATTAAGGCAAATGGGTATTCCAGTGCAAGAATATACCCCAAGCAGGGGTAATGACAAAATATCAAGAGTGAATGCAGTATCTGACTTATTCGCATCAGGCGTAATTTGGGCACCCGAAACCAGATGGGCCGAAGAAGTCATTAATGAGTTTGCTGGCTTTCCTAATATGCAGCATGATGATTTGGTTGATAGCAGTACGCAAGCTCTGTTAAGATATAGGCAAGGCGGCTTTATATCTGTCCATTCAGATGAAGAAGATGAGCCTTTAGAGCACAATAGAATTGCAAATTATTACTAATGAAGATTTATATAACATCTTATACCCTTGATGGTAATGAATACGAAGGACCGCAAATTCGTGCAGATTCATGGGATTCTGCTAGATATATAGCAAAATCAAATGGATTAACTTTGCATGGAGAACTAACAGATATTCTTCAAGATATTGTAGATCAAGTTTTAACTGAAGATTTAGATAATAGAGTTTTACACTAGGAGTTATTTTGGCTATAGAAAGAAAACCTGCAACGCCTATAGAGGGTACGATTGAACAGGAACCAGAATCGGATTTAGAGATTGTAATAGATGACCCAGAATCAGTGGCTATTGAAACTGATGATGGGGGCATGATTATTGATTTTGCTCCCTCCTCTGGCAAAAGAGGTGAAAGCGAATTTAATTCTAATCTTACTGAATACATTGATGAAGATGAGTTAGATAAGTTAGGCAGCAAATTAATTGGCGAATACACAGCAGATAAAGATTCAAGAACCGAGTGGGAAGAAACCTATATAAAAGGCCTTGACCAACTGGGTTTAAAAATAGAGGACAGAACAACCCCCTGGGCTGGGGCGTGTGGAGTATTTCATCCTATGCTCTGTGAAGCAGTCATTAGATTTCAGTCGCAATCAATATCTGAGATGTTTCCAGCTCAGGGACCAGTTAGAACAAAGATTGTTGGCAAAGCAACAGATGAAAAAGAAAAGCAGTCAAAGCGAGTTGAAGATTACTTAAATTATCTTTTGACTTATGAAATGTCAGAATACCGATCTGAAACAGAAAAGATGTTATTTTCTTTGCCTTTGGCGGGTTCTGCGTTTAGAAAGGTTTATTACGATCCTAATTTAAACAGACCTCGTTCTATATTTGTTCCCGCCGAAGATGTAGTAGTTAATTATGGTGCAAGCGATTTAGAAACCTGTGATAGAGCAACGCATATTATGCGTAAATCTGCCAATGACGTTCGCAAGATGCAGGTTAGCGGATTTTATAGGGACATAGAGCTTTCGACATCAGATAGTCAATATTCTGATATTAAGAAAAAATATGATGATATGACCGGCGAGTCTAATACCTTTAACTATGATGATCGTCACACCATTATCGAAATGCAGGTTGATTTAGACCTTGTTGGTTATGAAGATACAAATGAACAAGAAGAAGAAACTGGAATTGCTTTACCTTATGTTGTAACAATTGATTATCCAAGTAGTGCAATTCTAAGCATCAGAAGAAATTGGTATGAAGATGATTCTGCTAAATTAAGAAGAATGCATTTTGTTCATTATCAATATCTTCCTGGAATTGGCTTTTATGGTTTCGGTTTGATTCACATGGTAGGTGGACTTGCTAAATCAGCAACATCCATATTAAGACAGTTAGTGGATGCTGGCACCCTGTCTAATTTGCCCGGAGGTTTAAAGGCAAGAGGTCTTAGAATCAAAGGCGATGATACTCCAATCATGCCGGGTGAGTTTAGAGATGTAGATATTCCTGGCGGTGCCATTCGAGATAACATCACCTTTCTACCTTATAAAGAGCCATCAGCAACTCTATACCAGCTATTACAAAATATAGTTGAGGAAGGCAGGCGTTTTGCTAGCATGAATGACATGAAGGTTTCTGATATGAATAATCAGGCACCTGTAGGAACTACCTTAGCGCTGCTAGAAAGAAACATGAAGGTGATGTCTGCTGTGCAGGCTAGGCTCCATGCTTCAATGAGAAAAGAATTTGATATATTGGTAGATATAATTAGAGACTTTACTGAACCGACTTATCCTTACGAGATGGATGAAGAGGAGTCTATTAAAGTAGAGGATTTTGATGAGAGAATTGATGTTCTTCCTGTATCTGATCCCAATGCTGCAACAATGGCACAAAGGATTATGCAATATCAAGCTGCTATGCAATTAGCACAATCAGCGCCTCAAATGTACAACTTGCCTGAATTGCACAGACAAATGCTAGAAGTGCTAGGAATCAGGAATGTAGAAGATATTGTTCCATTAGATGAAGATGTGAAACCTGTTGATCCAGTTAGTGCTGTTCAGAATATTATTAATGGCAAAGCTGTTAAGGCTTTCTCATTCCAAGACCATGAAGCACATATACAGACGATTGTAGCTACGCAAGAAAATCCAGAAATTATGCAACTGGTAGAAACCGCTCCGACAGCGCCAGCAATTATGGCAGCAGCATCAGCCTATGTTAATGAGCATTTAACAATGCAGTTTAGAAAAGAAATTGAAATGGAGATGGGTGTAGAGCTACCGCCTGAAGGTGACCCCTTACCAGCGGATGTTGAAAAACGTATATCATCCATGGTTGCAGAGGCAGCTACTAGAGTTTCAGCTACATCACAAGCAAAAGCACAACAAGAGAAAATACAAGAACAGCAAAAAGACCCATTGATAATGGCTAAAGAAAGAGAGATAGCTATTAAAGAGGGAGAATTACAACGTAAGACAGAAGAAGGCAAAGGCAGGCTAGAGTTGGATGCTCTAAAAGCAACAGCCAATGTAGAGTTAGAAAAGAAAAGGCTTGAAACACAATCTGAAATTTCAGGAATAAATATAGGACAGCGTATTGCTAGCGACTTGCTAGATGCTCAACAACTTAAAGATAAGCAGGCCAGGGAGGATTACCAAAAAGGTGTTGACATCGGAATAAATATAGCGAAAGATAGCAATAAGAATGAATAATAATATCACTGAGCAAGCACAAAATATGGAAGGGTTATCTCTTTCAGAATTTATGAAAAAAAGGCTCAGAGAGTGTATGAATCAACATGCTGACCATATTTCAACGGGAGCCTGTAAAGATTACAGCGACTACCAAAAGATGGCTGGAATAATCGAGGGTTTGGCCCTTGCAGAGCGTGAATTATTGGACTGGGTTGAAAAGCACATCCAAGAATAACAGGAACTCGATCCCTAAAGATCGTGCAAAATATGACAAAAGAAGCCTTAAAGACTATATCGGAACCTGAAAGCATAAAAGAACCTATTGTTTCAGAAAAAATAAAAAGCCAACTTCCTGAGCCTAAGGGCTGGAAAATATTGGTAGCTATGCCTCTAGCTGATGAAAAAACCAAAGGCGGCATTCTTAAAGCGGCATCTACTGTAAAGGATGAGGAATTATCTAATATATGTGGATATATTCTCCAGCTTGGAAAAGAATGCTATCAAGACTCAAAGAGATTTCCCTCCGGGCCTTGGTGTAAAAAAGGTGATTGGGTTATATTTCGCGCTTATTCAGGCACTCGTATCAAAATGTATGGACAAGAGTTTCGTTTAATTAATGATGACACAGTGGAAGCTGTTGTCGATGATCCTACAGGAGTGGTAAGAGCATGAGTGAGCGGCATACTGAAATAGTAAATGAAGAGCCTAATATGAGTGAGGCAACCCAATCTAAAGAAGATAGATTTTTTGGGGTTACCACAGAAATTAAAGGCAAATCTTCTGATGAGATTGAAATAGAGATAGTTGACGATACTCCAGAAGAAGATCGTAGACCTAGAAAATCCTCAGAAACCGAGTCTAAAGTTGATAATGATGATGTTGACCAAGAAATATCAGATTATAGCCAAAGAGCCGCTGATCGCATCAATCAAATAAAATACGAATACCACGAAGAGCGAAGAGCAAAAGAATCTTCTGATAGAATGGCTAAGGAAGCTGCGACTAGGCTTCAGACCATGATGAGTGAGAACCAGCGCTTACAGCAAATGGTAAATCACGGTGGGGAAGTATTAAATAAAACAGCGTATAACAATGCTTTATGGGCAAAACAAAGCGCTTCAGAATCATTTAAGAAGGCTTATGAAGAAGGAGATGCTGATGCAATGGCTGCAGCGCAACAACTTCTTTCTAAAGCAACACTGGCAGAGCAGCAATCAGGCTCAACTGCACAGCAAATGCAAAACCAAATATTGCAAAATATGCCAGCTGTACAGCAGGAAGCACAACAAGCTCCACAACAACAATTAGACCCTGATATGGAGAGATGGTCAAAGAAGAACCCCTGGTTTATGGGTTCAGAGCCTTTTCATAAAGAAATGACATCATTTTCTTTGTATGTGGATCAAAAGTTAACGAAAAAAGGCATTAGCCCAGCTACAAAATCTGAGGAATATTATTCAGAAGTAGACAGGGAGATGCGAAAAGAATTCCCAAGCTTTTTTGGTGTTCAAGCTAATAGTAATTCAGAAATGGTTACTATTGAAGAAATGCCAAAACGACAACCACAAACAGTTGTTGCATCCGCTTCGCGGGATAGCGGAAACAAAAAACCCACGCAAATACGCCTGTCAAAGACCCAAGTTCGTTTAGCTCGTCAGCTTGGAATCACACCAGAAACGTATGCAAATCAATTATTGAAGGAGAGTTAACATGACAAAGCAAAAGAACACTACTGATAATCACCAAAATCAAGTGGAGGCAGCTTCTGTTAATACGACTCCTACAAGCCAAGAGCGTAGCCCCAGGGCTTTAGACAGCAGAGATGCTGCCCAACGTATAGCAAGTTGGGAAAATCCTATCAATTTACCAGACCCCGACCCACAAGAAGGATGGGCATTTAGA